AAGTTTTGCTACCGCAATAGCAGTGGCTCTAGGATAGTATTATGTCAACCCAAGTTCAATTTAGAAGAGGAACAACAGCAGAGCACTCAGGTTTTAGGGGTGCTGATGGTGAAGTTACAGTAGATACCTCGTTAAAAACCGTTGTAATTCATGATGCGGTAACTAATGGAGGATTTCCATTATTAAGACAAGATGGATCTAATTCTGCTTTAGGATTAGGATCTGTTACTAATTGTAGTTTAAAATTTCAAGGAGATTCAAACACAGGTTTAATTAGTCCTTCTGCTGATGCTATATCTTTTGTTACTGGAGGAGTTAGCCGTCTTACAATAGATTCTAATGGATCAGTAACAATTCCAGGTAATGTAACTGTCACAGGGACATTAACTGCAAGTATAACTGATTTTTCTGACCAAATTGCATTAATTTTAGCTTTAGGATAATATGGCAAACACCTTTAAAATTGATACTAAGTCCAGCGTAAGTAACGCTGGGACAGGAAGTGCATCAACTAATGTTGTTACTGCTGGAGGTTCTGCCACCTTAGTTCTTTTAAGTTGTTTAGTTTCAAATAAAACAGCAACAAGTGCTCAAGTAGATGTCTTTTTAGTTACTAATACAGGAGATGATGTTTTCTTAATTAAAAATGCTCCAGTACCTGCAGGATCCTCTTTAGAAATAATTAGTGGATCAAAAGTAATTATGGAATCAAGTGATGTTTTACGGGTAAATGCAGGCACGGCTAGTGCTTTAGATGTTTCAGTAAGTTATTTAGAGCAGACTTAAGGAGGTATAACAAATGGCTCTTAATCAAGTTGGATTAGAAAGACTAGGTACATCAGTAACTAATAAGATTGGTGAAAGAAAAAATTTAATAATTAACGGAGCTATGCAAGTAGCTGAGAGGGGCAATATATCTTCAGTTACAGATGGTTATGGAGGTGCTGATAGATTTAAGTTTAATAGAAGTGGTGCTGCCGTAGTAACATTAAGACAACAAGGTGTTGGAAATTCACCCACTGATCAAGGATTTGGATTTTGTCAACAAATTGATGTAACAACAGCAGATTCTTCTTTAGCTGCTGGTGATTATGCCTTGATCTCTTATAGATTTGAAGGTCAAGACTTACAGCAATTAAAAAAAGGAACAGCGAATGCACAACAAGTTACATTATCTTTTTATATAAAATCACCAAAAACAGGAACTCATATTGTAGAACTTGTAGATCAGTCAAACAGTGCCCGACATGTAAATAAAGCCTATACTGTTTCTTCTGCAAATACTTGGGAAAAGAAAACTGTTACTTTCCCTATGGAAACATCAAATACAATTACCAATGATAATGCAAGAAGAATGGATTTGAATTGGTGGTTAGCTGCTGGTTCTACTTATTCAAGTGGCACTTTACAAACATCTTGGGGGGCTGATACTGATGCGAATCGTGCAGTAGGACAAGTTAACTGTGTAGATAGTACGAGTAATGAAATCTTTTTAACAGGAGTTCAGTTAGAATTAGGAACCGTGGCAACAGATTTTGAGCATAGATCATTTAAAGAAGAGCTTATTTTATGTCGAAGGTATTTTGAAAAAGTAGTGTGTCATACTTTTCCAATGCAACCAGGAGGCAATAACGGTGTTAATAGTATAACTCGAATCCCATACAAAGTACAAAAAAGATCAGCACCAACTGTTACAAAAGATGGTGATTTTAGTATTACCTCAGATGGATCTAGTGCTAATAATACAGATCACGTTTTAGGTGGGGGTGATACTACTGCTGCACTATATGGTGCTCATATTATTGCTGTGATAAGTGGTAATAACTATGATGAAGCAGTATTAGTTAACAGCGTTATTTTACTTTGTGACGCAGAACTTTAAAACTATGACTTACACTTACAAAAAACAAAATCCAGCACAAGATGGAGAAGTTTCAAACGTCATCTTACGAAAAGAAGATAATGCTTTTATTCCATTTGACTCCGCAAACAAAGATTACCAAGAATACCTTGCGTGGGTAGCAGAGGGGAATACACCTGAAGATGCTGATAATATATTAACTTGGGATAGTATCAGACATAAAAGAGATCAGATATTAAGAAATACAGATTGGACAATGACAACTGGAGCTACTGTAGATCAAGCTCAATGGGCTGCATATAGACAAAATTTAAGAGATATTCCTCAAACTTATAAAGATAAAACTCCTAGTGATGTTGTTTGGCCTACCCAACCGTCAACTGCTGGTCCGAATACTTAAAATTAGCCTCTGTAAAATAGAAGAAGCATATAAAAGATTTCAGTAATCATGCCGTATATAGGTAATAATTTAAGGTCTAATAATGATTACAAAACGATTGATGATATTTCAAGTTCGTTTAATGGAAGTACAACATCGTTTTCTCTTTTAGTTGGAGGATCTGCCCCTGTACCATTTCCAAAATATGAAACACAATTATTAATATCTGTCGGTGGTGTAATTCAGGAACCTGACTCTTCTGGATCAACAGGATTTAGATTATCAGGAACAAATATAGTTTTTAGTTCTGCTCCAGCTTCTGGAGAAGTTTTCTTTGGAGTTATTTTTGCAGGTGCAGATTATTTAAATGCTGGTGGAACATTTCCTGATGGTACAAATACGGTTCCAAGTATTACGTTCTCCAACGATACCGACACTGGATTTTTTAGAGTAAGTTCTGGATTAATAGCTCTTACAGCTAATGGAGTAAAAAGTTTTCAATTTCCATCAGGATTAGGAAGTGCTGACCAGCTTTTGTCAACTGATGGTGCAGGAAATATTTCGTATGTTGATGCCCCATCTGGAGCAACTGGAGGAGGATCTGACAAGGTGATAATGGAGAATGGAACGAACATAACAACTAACTACACAGTCGGAACTACATTTGGATCTACCTGTAATGCTGGTAGCTTTGGACCTATTACAATTAATGCAGGCGTGACCCTCACAATACCTAGCGGTTCAGTCTATACGGTGGTTTAAATTATGCCTATTGCAATCAACGGATCAGGAACATTAACAGGAATCTCCACAGGAGGTATCAGTGATACAAAAGCTGTAGCAGATACAGCTACACCTGCAGGATCTGTTATTCAAGTTGTTAGTAATGTATTTACAACTCCTACTAGTTTTTCTATTGCCTCTGGAGCAGCTGAGAATTTTAGTACTTTTCAAACAAGTATTACACCAACTTTTGCATCCAGTAAAATTTTATTGTTAGGTAACTTAGCTGTTGGTCATGATGGAGGTCAATTTTTACATGTACAACTTATGGTCAATGGAACATTTACTGCAGATGCTAGTAAAGGTAACGCACCTACAAATGCTAGTAGAAGATGTGCTCATATTGGTTTAAATCCTCCTAACAACCAAGCAGCAGGGTCAATGCCTATAAATTTTTTACATGATCATGATTCAACATCAGCACAAACTTATCACTTTCAATTTTCTCATACTTCTGGTTCAACCAGAAATGTTTATCTGAATTATGGAGGTTCTACAGGCAATAGTAATGAAAATGGTCGATACATTTGTACTCTTACACTCTTGGAGATAAACGAATAATGGAATACGATCACCCTGCTATTTTTAAAGCATACCCAGACTGCACACAAATTGTAGATGGTGTAGCTGCTTACAAAAGTGATGGTATTAAAATTACACTTGTTCAATCTGAAATAGATGCAGCACGAGCTACATTAGATGCTGAAGCAGCAGCTATTAAATATAAGACTGATAGAACAACTAATGGCACTAAAACTTATGCCTCTTTCGGTGATCAGCTAGATATGTTATACAAGGATATTGTTGCAGGTAAACTAGATACAACAGGTACGTGGGCAACCCACATAAAAGCAGTAAAGGACGCTAATCCAAAACCATGAGTTCAATTAAATTAACAGCTGATTCTGGAGGAGGTACTTTTGAGATAAAGGCTCCATCTTCTAGTGCAAATACAAGATCATTTACTCTACCTGATGTGGCAACTGGTTTAGGTGGTATTTTAGAGGTTGATCATTATTATTTACCATCTAATTGGAGTACATCTGGGGCTATTATAACTAGTTGGGTAAGAATGACTCAAGCTAATGTTTCGGCAGCCTCGCCTTTAGGCACAGGAGTGACTCATAGTTCTGGTACTTTTACATTTCCAAAAACAGGAAAATATTTAATAATAGGTACTGCACATTTTACTTTAGCAAGTAATGACAATGTTCTCATGCAGACAAAAGTAACTATTGATAATAGTAATTATTATGTTTACACAACTTGCAAAGATGGTAATCCAGCAGGGGATGTAAAAACTGGAGGTAGTAGTTCATTTGCGTTTGTTGATGTAACCAATACAAGTTTGGTAAAAGTACATATTTACGCAACATCAATAGCATCTGGTAGTAACCTAAATGGACATGATTCATCAGATGGAGTACAAACAGGTGTTATGTTTATTCGCTTAGGAGACACTTAATCATGAGTACATTAAAAGTTGGAGCAATTAGAGGAGTATCAGCATCATCGGATGCGATAACAGTAGCTAATGATGGAACCGCTACTGCCAACATAACTAACAGGCAACATAGAAATTTAATAATTAACGGAGCAATGAATATTCATCAGAGAGCCACGAGTTCTTATACATTAAATAGTGGTGGTACTACGGCTGCATATCCTGTTGATAGATTTAAAATGTATACTGGTAATGGGACTATTGTTGCTTCTCAGAGTACAACCGTTCCTGCTGGACAAGGTTTTGCTAAAAGTATTAAATTAGCTTGCACAGCTACAGACGCAAGTCCTAGTGCGGAAACTTACCTTCAGTATCTACCAGAATCTCAAGATTTTGTTCATTTAGCATACGGAACATCAGGTGCAAAAACAGTAACTGTTTCTTTTTGGGTTAGATCATCCTTAGCAGCAACTTATGGTTTTTATTATTATATGCCTGATACGAACAGAGCGTATCAAACAACTTTTACAATAAGTTCTCAAAACACATGGGAGAAAAAAACATTAACAATAGTTGGTGACACTGCTGGGTCTGGTTTTAATAATGATAATGGTATAGCTGCAGAAATTAGAATATATTTAGCAAATGGACCAGGTTCAAGTGGCAGTGCTCATCAAAATGCGTGGGGTACTGATGCTACTAATAGATTACCTGATGCAACAAATTTTGTATCATCTACAAGTAATGATTTTTATATTACAGGTTTTCAAATGGAAGCAGGCACTGTTGCAACAGATTTTGAATTCAAGTCATTTAATGAGGAGCTTGCTTTATGTCGCAGATACTATTACAAAAGTTTTCCATATGATATTGTTCCAGCCAGAAATCTAGGAAATACTGATTCAATATTCTTTCCAGTTGTTAGTGGTTACAATGGTGCAATCCATTTAGATATATCAATGAGAACCGCTCCAACGATTACTTTTTACAACCCGTCTGCTGATAATGGAAGCAACTCTTCTAGTGGAGCTGGTGCTAATAATAGAAGCACTGATAATGGTATTTTTATAGAATGGGGTAATGTTGCTGGAAACAGTTATTGCCAATTAGTTGCGGAGGCAGAACTCTAATGTATAAAAGACTTAATAATTTTGATGGAACACTTTCTGAAGTTATTATTAGAAAATCAGATCTAGCACAAATACCACCTGACCCAAGAAATACAGATTATGCTAATTATCTAAAATGGGTAGAGGAAGGTAATACAGCAGATCCTGCTGATTAGACTGGTTAGTTTTTAAATATAGCAGTAGAATAAAAATATAAGATTTTTTAAAAAATGCAGAAAATTTTTAATGCAATAGCTGTTGCTTCTGGAGTTCTTTCTTTGACCGTTGTAGGAGCTGGTTTAACTCTTTATTTAAACAAGGATGCAATTATAAATAACATAAAAGAGAAGGCATTAGAGGCGGTCACAGGCAGCTTAGGAGATACTCTAGGAGACTCATTACCGATACCTGAAACAACTGGCGGTGTAATACCCGAATTACCAAAATCAATGTTTTAAAATTGTCTGAAATTAACGAAATATTTATAAATAACTTAAATATAATTCCTATAAATAGTTATATTAATACTCCTATACAATCTTTACCCATTACCCCTCCAGTAACTTTACAGATTGGTAATCCAATTATAGAGATGCCTGGATGTGTTAAATATAATTCTGCCAATAAAAATTCTCAAAAACTTATAGAAGAAGATGAAAGAGGAAATAGAGTTTTGTGTGATGGATCTGTTCCATATTATGAGCCAATAAATTATGAACCTGAAAATTTAATTTATGTACAAGATGCCGTTGCACCTAATATAAACCCAGCTCCAGAATCAGAAACTCCTCAACCTAATTTAAATGATATTCCCTCACCTCAAAAAGAAGTCGAATGCCCTGCTCCAAATCAACCGAGAGTTGGAGATTTAACACGTAATGGAGAAGAGAAAGTTATAGGTCATGAGCTTAGTGTTGATAGAAAAACTTGTGTAGTTTTATATGAGTCAACCACTGCAACTGATAAATACTTACCAAATACATCTCAAGTTAGTACGACAGCAGCAATCGCTGTAGTAGCAACAGCTTCAGCAGCAGCAACACCCTTATTATTAAGGTTAATAAAACCATTAATAAAGCAATTAAGTAAGAAAATTAAAGGTTTTTTTGGAAAAAAGGATAGAGAAAGATTTAAAGGATTAAAAAGAAAAAAGAAACTTATTTCTCAATTGAATGCTGATGATTAGGTATTACTCCGTGTGGATTTTTAACTACAATATCTTCACATAATTTCGCTGCTGGACTAGATGGATGAAAGGTAACTCCTAATCTTTCTTGCTCTGCACAATGTTTTAATCTTGCCATTTCAAAGTCTAATCTTTTATTAGCTAATATTTGTTTATTTAATTCATTCTGAGTATTAGCAGCCTTTAAACAACCCTCATTATGACGTTTATCTAAGGGAACGGTTATATTCATACTGATCCCCCATCCAATACTGTGATTAGTTTTTTGACCAGTTCTAGTTGGTTTGTAATAAAGCACAGATCCTGGATTGTCTAATAATCCATCATTATCTAAATCACTAGTATCAAATACTGGATCCATATATTCTGCTTCATAAGGCTCTTTCCATGAATCTTGAAGTGTTGCAAAAGGAGTAATACTAAGAGTTGCCCCCTGACAGGACACCCCATTTCCGTGAGTATTAGTTATATAAGGTCCCGATAAATTTTGTACAGCCAAATTGGATACGGAACCACTGGAATTTGCCACTGGATTTGCCGTTGCTGACACCCCTCCTACTTCGTTTGCATAGATAGGAGTACTAAATATATTTAAAGCTAATAGTAAATATTTTACTGACTGAAGGTTGAAACCGTATCTGTGACTGAATTTATCTCGGTGGTTCTCTGTATTATTGTCTGAGATTTTAATCCAGGTTGGCTCAATGTAGTTGTGAGTTGCCAAGGCTTGCTTGAATCTGTCACTGTAAAGTTTGGCATATTGTTTGTATTTAGATTTGTCCACGTCGAATTTA